GCGTACGAATCATGGTTGAAACATGAACAGTCTCACTGGCTTCACACGGAAGTACCGATGGTCGAAGATGTCAAGGATTGGAAGAGTAAATTAACCAATGAAGAAAAAGCGTTTTTAACTAACATTTTCCGTTTTTTCACGCAAGGGGATATTGATGTTGCGGGAGGATATGTAACAAACTATCTTCCTTACTTTAGACAACCAGAAGTACGAATGATGCTATGTGGATTCGCTGCGAGAGAGGCTCTACACGTTGCTGCATACTCACACCTGATAGAAACGTTGGGTATGCCTGAGAGCACCTACAACGAGTTTCTAGAGTACGAAGCAATGCGCGACAAGCATGAATATTTTACTACTCTCTCAAATGCCAATGGTACACGTGAATCAGTAGCAGCAAACATTGCTGCTTTTTCGGCATTTACAGAAGGTATGCAACTGTTCTCATCTTTTATCATGTTGTTGAACTTCCCTCGCCATGGTAAGATGAAAGGAATGGGACAGATTGTTACTTGGTCGATTGTTGATGAGACCATGCATGCTGAATCTATGATTAAATTGTTCCGCACTTATGTTGAAGAAAATATTGATATTTGGAACGATAATCTCAAATCGCAAATTTATACCATTGCTGAAAACATGGTAGAACTTGAAGATAAGTTCATTGATCTTGCCTTTGCTATGGGACCAATGGAAGGTCTAGAGCCAAATGATGTTAAGAAGTATATTCGATACATTGCTGATCGTAGACTTATTTCTCTTGGAATGAAAGGAATATTTAAAGTAAAGAAGAATCCTCTATTATGGGTCGAAGAAATGATTAATGCGCCTACTCATACAAATTTCTTTGAGAATAGGGCAACAGATTATGCACGCGGAGCACTCTCAGGGGATTGGAGAGACGTATGGGGGTCTGCTGCATGACAGGTGATGAGTATAACTATCTTGCTGAATGTAAAATGTGTGATGTCAGTTCAGTAATAAAAGTCCTTGATGTTGATGAAAAACCGCTATTTTGTTCTTTATGCGGATCAGAAATTGAGGTTGAAGAACTCGACTAGATATATCCATGAATTGGATATATGAAAACAAAACCTTTGAACCAGATGAACAAACCCTACAAGAATATGTGGGGTTTGTTTACATCATCACAGAAAAAGATACCGATATGAAATATATCGGAAAAAAACTTTTCCATTTCACTAAAACGCTACCCATCACTAAGACGCGCAAGAGACGCAAGAGAGTCCTTGTAGAGTCTGACTGGCGTGACTATTACGGTTCTAGCGAAAAGGTGCGAGAGCTTCTTGTAGAGCGTGGAGCAGAGGCTTTCGATCGGGAGATTCTACGATTGTGCAAGAGTAAAGGTGAATGCTCTTATTTTGAGGCAAAATACCAATTTGATTATGATGTTCTTCTTAGAGAAGATTTTTATAATGGTATTATCAATTGCAGAATAAACCGTAAACACCTAAAATTATAAATAATCTTATATGAGGATATACTATGGCCATTACAAACAGACAACTTGAATTATATGAAGTATTCGAAAACTTCACAAAAGCTAAAGATCGTAAGGAAAAAGTGCAATTGTTGCAAAATTATTCTGGATCAGCATTCCTAACCGATTACCTTCGTTGTGTATTTGACGACAGGGTTCAATTTAATCTTCCAGCTGGACGTCCTCCATATGAAGCAGCAGCAGAAGAATCCTATCCAACTAGCTGGAGAAGACAGAATACGAAATTAAAATATTTCGTAAAGGGTCTATCAGATAACACACCTTCTTATAAGCGAGAATCAATTTTTATTGGTATTCTCGAAACAGTTCACCCAAAAGATGCGGAGTTACTTGTTGATATGATAAACAAGAAGACACCAGTAAAAGGTTTAACAAAAAAGATAGTAGAGGAGGCACTACCACAACTATTAAAATAAAATGCGATCACTAATAACAATAATAACATCAACGAAACCACTGTGGGTAATTCTTGCTCAGGTGGTTTTTTCGTTTAAGGAGATGAAATATATGCACGTTGCTCAATTAGAACGTCTGAAAAAAGATTCTAAAAATCTTGAGCATTACATCCATAAACTCAACAAGAAGGGGAGAAATGATTTGGCATATAAACTAGCACGTAAACAGGAATTCCTGAATCAACACATCCTAGAACTCCAACAAAAATAAGGAAGGTGATCCATTATCTCGCAACCCCACTTCGGTGGGGTTGTCGTTTAAATGATATATCAGTATAATAAATAAACCTGCTGCGGCGGGATGGTACTACGGAGGATTAATGCCAACATATACAATGAAGAACAAAGAGACTGGTGAAATTAAAGATATGTTTTTAAGTATCTCTAAAATGGAAGAACTTAAAGAAGAAGGTGAATGGGAACAGATCATAGGTAGTCCTAAGATTGTTTCAGGAGTAGGTGGCCATGGTGCTGCAATAAGTAAAGCAGGAACTGGCTGGAAAGATTTACTTGGTAGAGTGAAAAAAGGATCAGGTCGAGGAAATACAATTAAAACATGAATAAAAATATTTCAAACCTTAAAATTGACCACCTATTAACATTCGACCCAATAACAGAAAACCAAAGAAAGGCACATGAAGCTTGGAAGGAAGATGGATATCATCTAGTTTTAAACGGAAGCGCGGGGACTGGTAAAACATTTACTGCACTTTATCTTGCTCTCGAGAGCGTACTAGATCGCTCCACAATTTGGGATAAAATACATATTATTCGTTCAGTTGTTCCGACAAGAGAAATGGGATTTCTTCCTGGTTCAGCTGAAGAGAAGCTAGCTCCATATGTCGCACCATATATAAACATATGTTCTGAATTGTTTGACTTTAATGAAGCATATAAGATTCTTGTTAATCAAGGCACAATAGAATTTCATTCAACCTCTTTCATTAGGGGTATAACCTTTGATAATGCAATCATTATAGTTGATGAAATGCAGAATTGTAATTATCATGAACTTGATTCAGTTATAACAAGAGTTGGTGAAAACTCAAGGATCATGTTTTGTGGTGATTACTATCAGTCTGACTTTAAATTGAAATCAGATAAAGATGGTCTAATAAAATTCCTTGGAATACTTGAACAATTAAGAAATTTCAGTATAATAGAATTTACTTGGTCAGATATTGTTCGTTCTGAGTTTGTCAGAGACTATATAATGACAAAGGAGATGGTAGAGAGAAATGAATAGAGAAAATGTATATAAGCAGCTCATGGTTGATGAGGGCATCAAATATGAAGTCTACCTTGACCACCTTGGATACCCAACCTTTGGAATCGGTCATCTCATTACAGAAGAAGATGCAGAACACGGATGTGAAGTCGGAACAGAAGTTTCCGAAGAAAGAGTCAGAGAAGTGTTCGAACGAGATCTTGACACCGCTGTTTCCGAGTGTTACGCTCTATACGGAAAAAGGGAATTTGATTTTTTTCCAGGAGAAGTCAAAGAGATACTGGTCAACATGATGTTTAATATGGGGCGTACAAGGCTCTCTAAATTTCGTAACATGAATAAAGCATTAATGCAAAATGATTGGAAGACAGCTGCAATGGAAGGGCGCGATTCATTGTGGTATCGTCAAGTAACAAATCGCGCTGAAAGACTCATGAATCGTCTTGAATCTGTTGAATAAATAAAGGTACACTGATGGCGAAATACTCGCGACATGATCCTCGTAATAAAAAAAGAAATAAACATAAAAATTACGCGAAAGAAGGAAAACGATTAAAGTTGCATGTTGTAGGCAACGAAGATCGGAAAAAATTTAAAATGTTATAGTGATTACTTCTTCGCGTTAGGAGATTCTAATGTCAGAAGAAGTAAAAACTATTGATGCTGCAGCAGTAAATGGCGTTGATGCTAATGGCGATGGTCATATCTCTAAAGAAGAATATGAGTTAGACCTCGAGTTCAAGCGTAAGCGTCTAGAAGATGCCGATGCTATGAGAGATGCGCAGCGTAATATGACATGGTTTGCTTTATTTGGCATGTTGTTGTATCCGTTACTTATTGTCATAACGTCTTATCTTGAATTGGATAAAGCTGCAACCATTGTAGGTGATATTGCTCCAACGTATTTTGTTGCCATATCTGCTTTAGTTGCTGCATTTTTTGGAACGCAAGCATACAACAACAAAAGATGAAAAAGAGAATATACCATATTTTAATCGCTATAGACCAATTGATTTGGGTATTCATAACACTAGGTGCAGGATATCCTGATGAAACCATATCTTCTGCGATGTATAGATATGAGAAGAAAGGAAAAACAATTGGTAAGATTATGCGCCCTTTGATTGATGCCATCTTCTTTTGGCATGATCAACATTGTAGAAAAGCTTACCTTGCTGAGAGATTGGGAAAACACATACCAAGAATATGATGTAAAATTATGAGAAATTTGATATACCAGTATTATATACCATATGAAGCAAACGATAAAAAACTTGGTGGAAAAGATATGCCCCTGTGGGCGCAGAAAGGAATGAAATCTGCGCAGAAATATGCGAATCATGTTGGTGCCGAATATATTTTCTTACAAGATAAGTTTTTTCCAGATCTAGATCCTCGTTTAGAAACTACTAGAATTCATTACGATACACAATTCGAACAATATGATCACATATTAGTTCTTGACCTTGATATGCTTATCAGAACAAAGAAAAATATATTCGAGTTAATAGGAAATAATGATGTTGCTATGGTGCATGAATTAGGTGTATTTAATTCTATGCATGGTTGGGTGAAAAACGTTATGGATGTACCCCTAGAAAAAAGAGGTATAATAGCATACGGTAAAAAACTTTTTGGTGAAAAGTGGATGTTTCCGAAATCGTCTCTATATCCTCATGAAAGATTTAGATATATGAATGGTGGCGTACAACTTTGGTCTAAAGAGGGGAGATTAAAGGCAAGAGAATATTTTACTTCTTTAGATGATTATGTATTGCATACAAGATACACTGAGCAAATGTATGTTAATTTACAACTAAGCCAACCAATTTTTAAAGTTAAAGAACTTGATGTAAATTGGAATCGTTTGCCGTATCAATGGCCATTTGGAGTACCTGACGGATTTATTAATCATTATCTTGGACCAAGCGGAAAGCAAAAAATGATGCAAGGGATTTGATTATGCAATTTTTAGAATTAGCTGCTGGTAGGAAAAGAAGTTTAGAATGGGATGCTATACGAGATAAAAATCAGGGTGATCCTAATATTCGTGAATATAATCTTACGAATTTACCGATAAAAGGTATACAAGAAAATACTTATGACGGTATCTATTCTGAACACTTTATTGAACATCTATACAAGTATCAAGGTATAAATTTATTCATAGAATGCTTGCGTATATTAAAACCAGGTGGTGTTATTCGAACAGTCTGGCCATCATATGATTTTGTAGAAAAACTTGTTAGTGAAGAAGATTTAAGTAATGATGAGTTTGTTCAATATTATTACCAAAGATATTGCGTACAAGAAAGGTTTCAACCAAAGGGTTATGATAAAAAACGCAAACAAGAGATAGTCGCGCTTGGATTGCTGTATCAAAAAGGGGAGCATCTGTATCTTTGGGGTGTAAGAGAAATGATGGATCAACTTAAACAAATAGGATTTGTTTCTGTAACTGAATGTGAATACAACAAAAGTAAATTCGTGCCTTTTAATCAGATTGATACACCTAATAAGATTCGAATGATGCATTCCTCGGTTGTAGAGGCAAAGAAACCATGGTGAGTATAATTGTTGTAGGAGATTTAAAACCTTATAAATTATATTGGTCGGTTTTATATGAGAAATATAAGAATGACGAAAAATATGATTTTGTTTTTTCTTCTAGCATAAAAGAAGGAATAAAGAAATCTAAACACAATAAGGTTTTGATAACCGAAACTCATTCAATACCAACTTATGAAACGATGACTTTGTTACCTGAATTGGGATCTAAAGAATTAGATCCAGTCTGGCATGAATATAATGTTAGCAAATTAAAAAATACAACATGTGATTGTACTTGGACCATGATGAAAAAAGATTACAACAATCAATCTAGAGAAGAATGCTTAAAAGATAAAGAAGTAGTCAGAACAAAAATGTATAATTTGGGATAAAAATGAAAAATATTATATTGCAGCATTTTACTGGTAAGCTAGGTGAACTAGAAATAAAGTCAAATCAGAATATCCAAAAGTACGCAAAATATTGTGGAGCAGAATATAGGTTAGTAACAGGTGATCTTTTTCACAAAGGCTTTACTTCTCCATGTCAAAAACTTCATATGTTGAGTCCAATCTTCGATTCTTATGATAATGTAGTCATGTTAGATATCGACATGTTTGTGAGGAAAGGTATGCAAGAGAATATATTTGATATTAACGGCATAGGAATATTTTGTGATATTCAACAAGATATAAAAGACAATATGATTTCTAATTTTCCTCATTTGTGTGATAAAAGGTATGCTTATTGGGGAGGAGCAATTTATAAACTAACGAAAGAACAGAGGATAAAATTCAGAGAGAATATTAACTTTTTTGAACTTTCTGCTTTCAATAATCATTATCAAGACGAAGGTATGATGCATAGGTTAGCTGTTTTAACTAAAACAAAACAGAAAGATACGACTCTCCCAGATGGTTATAAATGGTGTCATTGTTCATTTAGATCAGATATACAAAATGCTGCGTTAATTCATGTTAGACCTAAAGTTACCCCGACTGGTCCCAAGAGAGAAAAGATTGTAAATTATAGAGACCTAGTTTTACGAGATTTGATAGAAGAATGAACTGTATATATCAATACTGGAATGGTAACTTAAACTCAGCTGCTAAAGTATCTCGAGAAAATATTGCAAAGTATTGCAAGTATATTAATGCTGAGTATATTTTTGAGCATAATTCGAATTGGTCGAAAACTATATCTACATATTTTGATGCGTTTAGACCAATTTATGACGATATGTTTAAAAAGTATGATAATGTTATCTACATGGACATGGATATATTTGCCATGGATAATTTGAAGGATAATATATTCGAATGTAATGTTCCTTATGTTGGAATATGTGAAGAAATATCTCAACCTTGGATGAGAGAAAAATATAATGTTGCTGGGCATATTAATTCAGTTAATGATGAAAGATGGGAACAGGCTGTTCGAACAATAATCCCGTCTTTTAAACAACCTAGAGATAATAAAAATAGATTAAGGGTATTTAATTCGGGCGTTGTTTTTTATTCTAACCAAGGCTTGCTTGAATGCAGAGAAAAGTTTACGCCGTTTGAAGAATATGTTAGTGCTGTGAAATCGATAGGAAGGTTTTATCAACTAGATCAAAATTATTTGAACGCCCAGCTTTTTAATGGAACTATAGATACTACTGTTTTGGATAATAAATGGAATTCGCAAATTCACTATCATGGACAAGATAAACCACGCAAGATAAATGACGAAAGAAAGAATCGCGCTTGTCTTGTACATCTTCAATTATCTGGTTCTAATGATTTTGACAAAGATACAATATGGAGAACGGTGAATTTACCGAAAGAATTATGGAACTTAAAGTAAAATGGTGGGAAGAACCTAAAAATTTCGGAGATGTTCTGACACCATATGTATTAAATC